CACGAGAATCGCAGAATTCACATGGCCTGTCGCTTCACCTCTCTTTGAACGTTTCAATCCCTGGGCACTCTTTCTCAACGACCCCCGAGTCACCGAGAAGATTGCCAATTTCGAACTTTATAGGATCAAGCTTCACGTCAAGATCGTCATTTCTGGAACTGGTTTCCATTATGGTAGGTCTCTTGTTTCTTATAATCCTCTCATTGGCTTCGATGAAATTACTACTGAACGGAACTTTCTGGACGTAGATTTAATCGCAGCCTCCCAAAAACCACACTTTTTCCTGAATCCCACCAACAATTCAGGAGGACAACTCGATCTCCCATTTTTCTGGCCTAAAAACTACTTATCCCTGAGTAGTGCGGACAGAAATGATATGGGTGAGATGGTGATCAAATCGTTTGGAGTACTTCAGCACGCTAATGAAGGCGACGATCCAGTCACAGTAACAGTTTATGCTTGGGCCTCTGATGTGGTACTGACAATGCCAACATCTCTGACCACCCTTACAGCACGGAACTATACGCCTCAATCCGGAACCCTCAATTCTGGAGACGAATATGGAAAAGGCATTATTTCCGCCCCTGCCTCAGCAATCGCGCACGCTGCAGGTAGACTCACAGATGTACCTACAATCGGTCCATATGCACGCGCAACAGAAATGGTAGCTTCAGGTATTGGATCCTTAGCTACCCATTGGGGTTATTCTCGTCCGCCTATCATTACAGACATTGTACTACAAAAACCTACACCCACAGGTAATTTGTCTAATACTGATGCAGCAGACGCAATTAACAAACTCTCTCTTGATTCCAAACAAGAACTCACTATCGACTCTCGAACTGTAGGATTAGATGGAGAGGATCAAATGGATATCTCACGCTTCGTGCAACGAGAATCATTCTTAGACCGCTTCACTATGAACGCATCAACGAGACCAGATGCATTGTTATGGAATTCCCGAGTTACACCAATGTTATACGGGACCCTATCCGATGAAATTCACCCCACACCCATGTCTTATATGGCACAAACTTTTAACAAATGGCAAGGTTCTATTAAATACCGGTTCCAAGTCGTCAAATCAAATTTTCATAAGGGTAAGATCCTAATACGCTGGGACCCCCGAGCCCATGGCGTTGATATCCAATACAATACCGTCTACAGTAGGGTGATAGATCTCGCTGAATGCGATGATTTTGAAATTACTGTAGGATGGGGCCAAGCAGTGCCCTTTTTATCATGCGGAACAATGAACACATCAGATGTACTTTTTTCTGACACTGCTCGCTTGGTAAATGATACTACTTCCAAATTCAACGGTGTTCTCGAAGTTGCCGTAGTAAATGGTTTAGTATCACCATCCATTGACTCTCCTATTCAATTTAATGTTTACGTATCTGCGTGCGAAGACATGAAATTTGGAGAACTTCAGACTGATGGCATGAATCAATTTGGTTTATGGCCTACTCCTGTCATTCAGGTTCGGCCAAACGCTTTAAAATATCAACCACAGTCTGGAATAGTTGATGGGACTGCTATTTCCGGCACCAGTGATGGTAACACTGATGCCCCAACCAACCCTGATCCAATTCAACCCATTGCTCCAACCGGCGCAGTGGCTGATCAAACCATGAATGTCTTTTTTGGTGAGTCCCCGAAATCCATAAGGGAACTCATGCGGAGATATGTTCTGCACCGTCAGGACATTTACGCTACATCCGCATCACAAAATGCCAAATTCGTTAAGATTAGGGATAAAGGTTTGGGATTGTACCCTGGATGGGACCCTGATGGAGTTGATACCGAATCAGGATCCTCATGCAATATTACACTCCCTACCTTTGCCCAATGGTTTTCTCCATGTTATGCAGGATGGAGAGGAAGTACTCGCACCAAGTACTTGTTCTCCGGAAATGTGGATACAAAACCAGTAGTAACGAGAATCGGTTTCTCGTCTGCAGCCCGCAACACTGAAATTCTTTCAACTTTTTCAGACGCCTCTACCATGACTAAGCGTTTGACATTTGCAGGAAGTCCTAAAACAGCAGGGGGGTCTGCTACCACAAATATTGGAATTAATGATACTGTCGAAGTTGAAGTTCCTTATTATAATGGAGATCGCTTTTCTACATCGCGAAACCCCACCCAAGCAGTTTGTAATGGCTGTCACTCTTCCCAAATTGAGACAGTTCTTTACGACAAAGGAGATACTGGACCGTTCACTTCTACTTTTGGCCAAGTCATATCTTGGAAATCTGTAGGAGAGGATTTTACATTCTTTTTCTTTTCTGGTTGTCCTATCATCTACAACAATAGGATTTCAATCGGTGCTTAAAAAGGGGCGCCTTTTATTTATACGCAATTAAAGAGTTATTGGTACTCTAAAAACCAGAAAATGGACCTGATCTGAGGCCCATATAAAATTCAGATCGTTACCCAAGCAGTGGCCTG